TTCATGTCTTTTTCTTTCTTCTTCATTTTCATTTTCTTGTTTTCGTCTTCGGGACCGTCTAGTATCTCAACCCCATCAACCATCTTTTCATCCAAGTCCACGGTAGTCTCCTCCGTTTGATATTTTGTTCGTTGCGTATGTAATTTTGTACGATTAAAGACAGTATCATCCTTCAACATGATATCAGTCATGTTGTGCATGTATTTTGCTAGGATATCTCTCTCAGTAGGCGTGAGTTGCTTGCCCATGTGAAGACTGCTCATGGCTTGCATGAGCATAGGGAGTTTTCGGCTAGGCACAAGACCTTGACGTACTAGCTGTTCTAATCGTTGTTTGTTTTGTTTTTCCATACTTGTATTTATAACAAAACAAACTTAGACCAGCTATCTTTTTATCTTAAATTTCTTTGCTGTTTGCTTCTTAGCAGTAGGTTTTGCTGCTTTATACTTCTTAGCTTTTTGTGCGCCGCCTTTTCTGTTCTTCATGCGATTGATTTCTAGCTTACGCATTCCAGGAAGCATTCTTTGCGCTAGTCTTGATACTAAAGGAGCGTACATACCAATCAACTTCTCAAGACGACCTTTCTCTGCTGGTGGGAGCTTTGACTTGTCTCGTCCCTTCAGTAGTCGCTTGTATATCATACCCTTTGCGCCACGTTGTGCTCTTTTCTTCAAACGATCTGGTGATGATCCTCTTCTAAGAGCAATACCACGAGCAACTTTTAGTCTTTGTCTATTCTTTCTAGCGGTAAACTTACGCTTGAGTCTTCCTTGAACAGATAAAACCTCAGTGATGTTTACTTCATCATGTGGATCTGCTGAATTCAAATCATCTTCGAGTTCGTTCGGATCATACATGCCAAGTGCTATGGCTTGTTCCCAAGTGATAGCATCTGCTTCGTGTTCAAGTTCTTTGATGTCTTGCTTTGTGAGAGCGTAATCACCTAACTCAGGTGCTTCGTCAGCGTTGTCTTTGCGATATTCTGCTTTAGTTTCGCCAGCCTCAGTTTCTTCTCTAACATACTCGTCTTTTACATTGAGTTTTTTGAGAGTAGACTGTTCTAAAGGCTTAACAGGATCTTCTTTAGGATTCTTTTGACCCGGAGTCACATCTTTCATGTAATCTGTGCCAGCAGGCGTTCCCCAATCCATAGCACCCATATCAGAATTGTATTTAATTTCTTCGCCTAGTTTTCTCTCGCCGTCTCTACGCTTAGAGCCTAAGTAAGCAGCGATAGCCATTTGACGGCGCTTTGATTTGCTTGCGCCTTTGAATTGAGGAGCGTCTGACTTTTTGAAATCTCTTACATAGTCGCCAATGCTATTCTTGGTAGCATCAAGTTTTTCTTCTATAGTCTCGGCGTCTTTGCTTTCAGGCACACAGTTATCAACAGTCTTGCCGCCTTTCTTCTTAGTGCCCATGAGCTTGTAGCCCTTCCAGCATGCTTTGCCGTCAAGCCCTTTTTCTTTCTCTTCGTTTTGAGAATCTCTGAAGTCTTGTGCTGTTGGGGCACCTTTAGAACCAGGCTTACGCATACGCTCTTTTGAGCCAGCTTTGATACGCTTTCTCTTTGCGTGGATATTATCCCAGAGACCGCCTTCGTCTAAATGATCTTTAAAGCTCTTCATCTAATTACCTATTGACAAACAATAGTTCCTGTTCCGTCATCTTGACACACAAGAGTATTATCTGTTGTAGTGTTTGTAGTTGTTGTCGTATTTGTAACTGTAGTATCAGTCAAAGGATTGTCAACAAGATTATTAACAGTTGTATTTAATTCTGTTATCGCTCCAGTAACCGTTGTATTAGCATTTGTTACAAGTCCTGATACTGTGCTGTTATAATCAACTGACATTGAATTTAATCCTGCAAATCCTGCAGCACCTAATCCAGAAGCTGTAGTAAATCCTGTTGTCGCTACACCAGAAGCTGTAGTGAGACCGGCAGTGGATACTGTAGAAACTGTGTCAAGTCCTGTAGTTCCAAGTGTTGTACCAGCTGTAAATCCAAGTTCTGCTGTGTTATTCAATGCAGTAAATCCTGCTGTTGCAAGACCTGCAACTGCTTCACTAGATACACCAGATGCTGCTGACCATTGTTGACCTAGGCCTGTTATCATGCCTTGTTGTCCCAACTGTACATCTTTGTTTGTTTCGTAGCTAGACATTTGTACAAGTGCTGCATTGTTTGAGGCATTCTTTGCTACGCCAGCTTGAATTGATGCCATTCCAATTGATGCAATCGGATTAGCAAGAACCTTAGCCCAAGAAAGAGCGGTGCTTTCGACATATTGTGGCTGAATCTGTGCATTTTGTGTGAGAGCAATTGCCATTACTGCGGCTGTTGCTGCACCAGAATCGCCACCCTGTGCTACTGTAGCAAGTGCTGCATATCTAGCTCTTGATGCTTCTGCATTTGCTTCTGCTGTTTTTTGAATAGCCTCATAATACTCTGATTGACTAGAGGCACATCCTACAAGAATAGCAGAAACTAGTAGAATTGTTAATTTAGTTTTCATTTCAAGCTCCTATGATTTATTAATTACTATCTTCATCTTCTTTTCTGTTTACATTTTCTTCATAATACACAATGATTGCTGTCTGAGATTCAATAAATCGTCTCAACTCTCCCATATTTAGGGCAATATTTTCGTAATCTGGTACACTAATAGCAAAGAAAACCACAGATCCTTCTTTTTTTTCAAATCTCTCTAAAAATTCGTCTATGTTTTCATCTGTTACAGCATAAAATTCTATGTCGTATAAAGTAACTGGTTTCGGTCTTGGCTGTATAGGCACAATTCTCTGAGCATATTCAACCTGAGTTACAACAACCTCTTCTGGCTTTCTTAAAAAGGAACAGCTAGATAAACTAATTAGAAGTGCTAGAAATATCGAGACTCTCAATATCATCTTTTAATGCTCCTGTAAGTTTCTCCATATCATCGAACAATCTTGCTGTTGCTCTGTTTACTCTTGTTTCAATAAGTCCTGGCTTTTGTGCTGTCAGAACAGTAAGGTTGTGATTTCTTAACTTCGCTTGCAGATCATCTGAATATGCTTCTGCTTCATTTAGTTGACTTCTTAATTGATTATTTGCTGCCTCAAATTGTGCCGCATCTTGTTGTAGTTTTGTTATTGTATCTTGACTAGTTTGAGCTGCAATTTCAAGTCTCGCATTGTTTTCTCTAAGTTGTGCAAGTCTCTCCTGAGTATCAGTATAGTAAAGATATCCAAGACCACCAAAAGTGAGCAGCATTATTAGTAAGATTTTAGTCATTAACAGTTCCACCTTCTACGGGCTGCCTTGCCTCGTTCGCCGGTCCAGCTACGTGATCTTGCACAGAATGATTTGCGTCTCTTAGCTGCTTTACTATCAGGGTCTAGTTTACTAGGAGGTGTAGTGACAGCGGTTTGTAGTTTACTACCTGGATTCTGTCTACGATATTTCTCAACACCTTTACGAGTAAGACCGGCACCTTTATCAGTAGGTCGTTTATGTCCGCCCTTCTGCGTCATGCCTTCCATGCCTTTCGCTTCTTCTAAAAATTCTTTAAAAGTTTTCATTATTCCGTGTCCGAAAAAAATCTTGTTTGATAGTCTGATAGATTTTCGTCATACATTGCTTGTATTGCATCATAGTTAGTAACGTAATCAACAGCTTTCAAGTTACTGATAGTATGGGTATCGTGAACACCTGCATCATCTTTAAAAGATATGCCTAATTTTTCTTGCACAGTATCAAATGAATCTTCCATGTATATTACAATTGGTTCTGACCCTAACGCTCTAACTTTTTCTACATAAGCATTTTCTTGTGCAATGTAATCCTCCATTAAACTACTTACTAAATTCATGTCCGCTTCAAAAGGACCAAATCCTTCTTTTAGATTAGTATCTTTTACAGAAGGATGATAAACACCACTCTCTCTTGCTACAAACCCGCTTAATATACAATCTATTTTTCTTTTTCTTGCAGAAAGAATAAATTTCCAATCATCATTACTCGTTGGCATGCAAGCAGAATTATGGCTGTGAGCTGCTATAGGAGAAGACCAAGTGTCAAGCATGTCAATTCCATCTTGACCAACATAAACCACATTATCATGATCCGGTCTCATTAAATAACATCTATCGTCAGATGATTCTGGTATAGAAAATCTTGTGAAAGCTGGCGGCCGATCATTTAATTTTACGGATAAAGGATCAAAAATTCTCTTGCTACCAGTTCTGCCTTTTGGGGAAAATATGTAATATTTCATTCTGCTTTTACCGTTGTGTATACTCCATACAATATAGCGGCATATGCTACTATTGTTGCAAGAGGTTTAAAAATTAAAAATGTAACACCGCAAACTATGAGAACTGCCCCGTCAAGAGTAGTTCTTTCTTCTAGTCTATCTTTAATCCAGTTCATTTAGATTTCCTTTTTGTAGAAGTTTTCTTTGGCTTGAGTGCGTCTATTTCTTTCTTAAGTTTAGCAATCTCTTCCATAAGTTCTGTCGCACCACCAGGAGCTACAGGAGGATGTGACCATGCTTCTAATTTTTCGATTCTATTAGCTAGGCCGGGATACTGTGATGCCCACTTAGCTTCTTTCTTTGCTATATTTATATCATATTTTTTAGCGAGATATTCCATGAAGGTATCTAGTTTTGTTTGAAACCATCTACCCATACGAGTAGACAAGAACCACTTACCAAAAGCAGAACCGAATACGCCTGAAATAGCTGCTCTAACTAATAGAACCCACATTAGTCGTTGTCCTCTAGGTGTTTACAGTATTGATCCATGCTGTGGTCACGAACACCGTCGAATACTGTGCCATTTTTCCAAGCTGCTCTACGACCACGCCAACCATCTTTGAATCTCTGCCACCAAGTCATCTTACGAACATTGCCGTAGAAGTTGATGTAGTGTAGTTCACCGTGATGCTTGAACCCAAGAAACACAGGTGGTACTTTAGGTACAATGTCGTTGTTGTTCACACATCGGAAGTGAGGAACTTTCAGTTCTTTTGCCTTTGACCATGCTGCGTTTCGTGGACAACCGTATGTGTAGAGTGCTTCTGCTTCTGGATAGTGAAAACAGAAGATAGAAGCAATCGCTGCTCCGAGACTGTGGCCTGTTACATAGACTGGACGCTTCTTGCGTCCCATGAGTTTCGCTACTTCGCCATGTACTTTAAGTTCTAGCTTTTCGTACTCTTCAAAAAACCCTTCGTGAAAGCCTCTTTCGTGAGTTGCTTCTAAGTCAGCAAAGACATCGCTTTTCTCAGTTGGCTCAGTACCACGAAATGCTACAGTGATTCGGTCTTTGTTACCAACGACATACGCTTGTGCGCCTTCGATGTCAAAAAACTTAACACTAGTAAAGCCAAGTGCTTTCCATTCTTTGCGTACTTCTTTGTCTAGGTCTTTATATGCTAGTCTTGCGATACATGCGTGATGATGAAACTCAGTTGATAACATTATTATTCTCCGTTTTATTATCTATCTAAACTTGCCAAGTTCTCAAGCCTTACCATTAATCTTTCAGCACGATTAGATACCTGATTGTACCATCGTGAATCTCTACCTTCTTTTGCTGCTTCTGTCCAATCGCCTGCTTCTATTGCGGCATTGAACTTTTTGAATCCGCTGAGACGAGGACGTCCCATGTTAAACATCATGTTAACCAGGATCTGCTGGACTTCGTCTGGTAGGTCTCCAAATGTCCCTTCTCCGTATAGAGTTCTACACTCTCCGATGGCAGTATCAAGGTCTCTCTCGAAACATTCCCTGACTCTTTCTTCGTCAACTGGAGTTCCAACTGGTTTTCCATATTCCTCGTCACTTTCGAGGATAAGATGACCGACTCCAAAGGTTGGTAAGCCGAGGTGATCTTCATAGATTTCGTACTCCACGCCTTCGTCTATTTTTAGTTGATTAAATACTGCTTCTCTGTTCATTTAAAAATGCTCCAAAAGATAATCTAGTTTGACCTTCTTGTAATCCCATGCCACTTCTTGTAGCATTAAATAATTTCTTAGCGTGTTCGTCTGATGCGTTTGGGTGTAAGCCTGCCTTGAATGATTTATAATCGTTATTTCCTGCGTGTGCTCGCATCTTTGTACCACTCACGCCTTCTGTGCCTTCAGAATCAGGATCTCTGTGTCCTGCTGAGACTACTTTGAGATGCTTGAAATGATACTGACCGTTAGGGCCGTTGTATTTATCAGCGAGTTTTTGAAACTCTTCCACTCTGTCTGAACCTGCAACCATTGTTACATGTGAGTATCCATCTTTATGCATCTTGGCTAAATGTGCCATGAAATGAGGATGCTCTTTTGTTGATGCTTCCACATTTGCGTCTGGGTGAATATGTTTTACATAGTCAACTTTGTGCTGTCCTGACAAAGGATTCTTGTGCTTGTCTTGTGAGTGACTGACAATAACTTTATGGTCAGCACCGTGCTTTTCAGCGGTTTTCATAACGTGGTCAACTACTTTACTGTGACCAGCAGTCGGAGGATTGAATCGACCGAAACTGAATACCATATGCTTGTCAGCCATTAGTCACCTGCCCTCGCAAAATTAGCAGCACTGAATTCGTGTCTGTGTACAAACTTAGATGGCTTGCCGTTGTGATGAACAACATAGCCTTCTGGATTTGTAGGAGCGCCTGCTATTTCGTGTCCTATTGTGTTATGTGAATTGAGAGCGTTTGTTAGCACACCTTTTGCTTTTTGTAGGTGTTGCTGCATCGCAATGACGCTTTCAATATGTTCTTTGTTCTTATTTACATGACTCATCGTGTCATCGTGAGTCTTAGTATGTCTTGCTTTTGCTGCGTCTGTCTTGACACCAGCGACTTTCTTTTTCATTGCAGTAGAGTAATGTTTAGCAAAGCCTTCATGTGAAGGAGTAGAGCCGTCTCTTACTGTGGCGTTCATGTAAGTTTTGAGAGGAGTTACATGCTTTGATACTGCCTCATGTGCCTCTTTCGGTGTCTTCTTAAATGCTTCAACCGCTGCGTCTAAATGCTTTTTGTATTCAGATTGGTCAGCCTGTGTGTACACTGCCTTAGACACATCGTGATGAATAGGTAACTGGTGTACATCTTCGTGATCTTTAAGTTCAGGAACATGACCTTGTTTGACTTTCATGTCCTCAAACTTCTTGCCTTCGTAGGCAGTGTGTACAGCAACACCTAGCTTAGAGTTCACTGCTTTCTGTGCGTGTTCGGAATCAGCAGGATGATGATAGGTGATTGTGTTTGTCTTGTACGATACACGATGTCCTTCGTGCTTGACATCACCAGCATGCATAATATCTGCCTGATAGACACCTTTACCGTCATGTATCTTTGGTAGATGCTCAAGTGCTGCTTTTAGTTTAGTAACAAGACCGGGAGCATGCCCGTGATTCTCTTCAATATCTTCTGGTGTGTAATTTAGCTTAGGATTTTTGTTGAATACAGATTTAGAACCAACAAAGAATTTACCAGTTTCTGGATGTGTGCCAAAGACAACAGAAGGACTACCATCGTATTTCATAGTAATCTTTGTGTTGTTCTTTGCGCCTCTCAGTTGGTCGTGAACACCGTTCAACGTATGAAAAGCATGAGCGAACCCATCCGAACCACCGTGAACAACATGATCTTCTACATGCTCTAGGTGTTTCAGCTTGTCGTCTGAACCCGCTTCTTCTTTCAAAAACTTGCTAAATTTCATCATACTTGTATTTATAATATCCGAGAATACGAGAAGTTAATTTTTTCCTTAACTGTGCCTTTTAGTTCTGATTCTGGAGGCATACTTGTGGGTATTTTTATGACCATATGAACATCATCATAAGTAGTTTTATCTACTCTAGCATCTACCTCACACTTTCTGGCGCCTCGTACTACTGTAAAGCCTAGATGATCTGATATTTTTGATAGCTCTGTCACAATCTGTAATCTTTCTATAAACTCTCTGTCGCCATGATGCCAACCAGTAAAAGACTCGTCATATCCACCTGCTTCCCAAAATTTATCTTTATTGATAACAAAGACGTTGGGATGGCCTGGCCAAGGATGATACTCGAATGAGGAGGAAGAGTAGAAAGAAAAATAGTACAATCTTTCTGGATTGAATGTTACTCGTTTTAGAAACGCAATTGTTTCAGGTGAGAAGTGACAATCAATATCGGAGAATAATATGTTATCACAAGTTGCTATTTCAGCAATTAGATTGCGACAACCATGACTATTAAATCCCAAATCTTCATCTACACGCCATAATTGAAAGTTTGGATAGTCGAAATCTTTTACAATATCGTATGCAGGAAATTCTTCAGAACCATCATCCACAAGTATTATTTCAACTTGATGTGGATAATGCTTCCAAAGATTTAGTTGTTGTCGAAGTAGTTCAGGTTCATTGTAGTAAGTGTACCCGATTGTAAATCTACAGTCCTTTGATGCCATCCATTGCTTCCGTTACATCAATCTTGGTGACATCTTCTGCTGGAAAGTCAATTGTTCCGCCCTCTTGAAGCTGAAAATTTTCTCCGTGTGTCAGTGAATTGTTGTCATACAGTTCAAAGCCAGCATATATTTCTTTCAAATCTACTTCTAACTTGCCTTCGAGGATATGTTGAAACTTAGTGATTGCTTCTCCAACTTGTTTCCACTTAGGCTCTTTCTTAAAGCGTTCGATGATATATTCATTACCATCCACACACCGCCACATTGGTACTTCCATGCTACCAATGTTTTTGTAAACTTTAGTGCATGCTACTAACTTTAGGTTCATAATAAAACTCCGGGCATTTTTCTATTTCTGATAGGTTCACATCATATTTAGTCGCCAAAGTTTTAGCCGTATTTTTCCAATACATTTTGAAAGAAGGATCTAACGACTTACG